TGCATATGTTGACTTAGCACCTTTTCTAAGTTTGTTTCTACTATTTTCAAAAACAAATCTAATATCTAAAGATGGGTGTTGCTTTTTTATGGCGATGTGTTTTCTTCTATCGGCAGCTATAAACCTACCTTTTGTCTCTATTATTATTCCATTTTTAAGTATGAAGTCTGGAGTATAGGTGCGATAAGCTAAATCTTGCCACTCTATTTTTATAGTCTCGTATGCAAATTTATACTTTAGACTTTTAAGATAGAGAGAAAGTTTATGCTCTAAGCCACTCCTATACCCATTCTTCAATGCGTTGCGATACGCTCTGTGAGGAGACACTACGTTAAGTCTCTCCAATACCAATTAAAATTAGTAGCAGTTGATGTGTAGCCAAGTGCTCTTAGTTCTTCTTTGACTGCTTCATCTGCCAACTTCTTAGCTTCCATAGCCTCTCTTAAACTTTTCGTTTTCATTTCACGATAAGCTTTTTTAGCTTCAGCTAATTCTTTTTCCATAGTTTCTATAGATTTTTTAAGTTCATCTATTTTTTCTGTCACTATTTATCGCTCCATATTTTTTTAGCTTTCTCTTTCATATCACTAGACCACATCCAAGAATCATAGTTAGGATACATGAGAGATGCTAACTCATGTTTATCATCACTGATAGACAAAAACTTCTGTATACTAAAAGCCACTTTCTTTAGTTGCTTCTTGTATGCAGACAGATTCTTTAACGGAAACTTTTTGTAGTCTTTTGGACTAGCAAAGAACAGTTCCACTTTCTTTTTAGGATATGCCATAGAATATAAAGCCATTTGCCTATGTTGTGCTTCAGTTGGCTTTGAAGGCATCCTACTTGTTGTCTTGAGATCTACTATAGTGTCTTTAAATCTGAAGTCAATATATCCCATTATTGGCACGGGTAGATCCTCAACTTCTACCTCAACTTTCTCTTGGTAATCCTCAAGAGATTCATAGTCAAAGTTTTTATCTATTATATTACCATAGTCTTTCAAGACTTTCTTTTCTTTGATTGTTTTTACATCCCCTAAATCAATATTAGATTCTGCACATAGTGACATAAATTTAAAATCTAAAAGATCAAAGTCAAAAAAACCTTTTTCATATTTGTTAGATAGTACAAACTCTTCAGCTATACCTCGCATAGCACCAGCACCACCTTGTGATTTAGCATCAAACAAATATCTAGCTACCCACATGGGAGTATCAGTGATATATGTATTGATGCTACTAGGGGATAGGTAATTAATGTTGTGAGCTTTGAAGGGGTTATTACTTCTCGGCATCATCATCAACTTCAATAAACTCGTCAACAACTTTCATGTCTTCTTCAGATACTTTGTTGCGAGTTTTTTCATCCCACGAAGTTGATACATATTCATTAAAATTTTCTATCCAAGAAATAAAATTACCAAAAATTTCTTGATCTTTTTCACTAACAGTTAACACTTGATCATAATTTATATTTAGTTTAGGAACAAAAAAATTTCCTTTAGGAGATTTCATCTCATTAGTATTTAGTGAAATTTGATGTTGTACTGGTAGTCTTTTCATACCTGACAATGTTTTAAATGTTTCTCCAACTATCTTGAAAGCAGTAGCACTAGTAATCTCCCATATAAAAGGAACATCTTTGAACTCTCTATCTGAATCTGTACCATCACTATTTATAACTTTATTAAAAGTCACAGTGCCAAAAACAGATCTCATTCTAGCAATAGCAGTGATTTGTTTTTGTACATCTTCAGATAAACTCTTAAAGTCTTTAATATAACCAGCAGGTCTGCCACAATTAAATGTACCGTTTGTATCTTTTAAATCTATGTTTAGGTTATCTGCCATCATGCTTTTTATAAAAAAACCTTTATCCCCATCCTTCTGCCATTTTCTTAAAGAGAATCTTTGCATAAATGGTCTTATGACAACACCATCTCCATAGAAATGTGCCTTATCTTCGTCAGGTAATTCAAGAAAAAATGATCCAGCAGGAACTCTTTCTGCTTTTAAAATTTTACCTTGAGCATTTTTTTCTTCTCCCATGATAGGTAAAGAAGAAACTTTTAGCCTAGCTAAATTACTTGATGGCTTATTACTCTCTTGCTCTAGACCCATAGCTTTTGCCATAGCCGAGTAGTTATCTGTATTAATACTTACAACATTATTCATATCATAATTCTCCTTTTAAAAGTTCTATAGTTTTATCATACAACATCTTTAGTGTCAAGCCAATTATCCCCTAACTTTACATCTAATTTTAGTGGAACATTGAACTCTATTTTAAATTGTATTTGAATTAATTGTTTCAAAATACTATTTATAGTTCTCATTATAGATAATACTTGTTGCTCCTCTGTTGGATGCACATCAATTACTATACTATCATGCACACTATTGACTATACATGATTTTAAATTTTTAAGTTTATCTTCAATGTCCAAGAGAACACATGGCACAATATCAGCAGTAGCGAATGACTGCACTGGATAATTTTTTACTTGTGTAAAGTGTGATATTTTACCACTTGAATATCTTTGAACATCGGGAAACTCAAACTCTCTACCACTAGGTGTAGTTATCACACCATGATTTAAAACTTCTTTAGCCAATCGGGAGTGCCATAGCTCAATCTCTTTGTACTTTTTCGTGAAGTGTTTATAATATGTAGCTTGAGCAGGCGATCTCCCAAATCCTGTTGCTCCGTACAAGGGTGCAAACGTGTGTGCTTTCGCTTCTTGCCTAGAAGTTTTCTCCCCAGCATCAGTAATAACACTAGCAGTATAACTATGCACATCAAATCCATCTTCAATCTCCTTCATTGCAGTTTTATCTTGTGATAGAAAAGCAGCAGTTCTAAACTCTAACTGAGCAAAGTCTGCTTCCAATATCTTGCCACCTTCCCATCTTGATACAAACACTCGCTTGACAGGGAATGTGCCACCTCTAGGCATATTTTGCATATTAGGATCAGCACCACTAAATCTACCTGTAGAGGTTCTGTGTTGCAATAATCTAACATGAAGCTTACCATCAGGCTTAGTGTGTGTCTGTATGCCCTCTACAAAGGAAGACAAGTAAGTATCTAGTGCAGACAGTCTTTGTATATCTTCTAGAAACTTGTGAGCAGTATCCATGCCCTTTGACTTCGCAGTATTCTGTAGGATAGCTAAATTGTTTTTGTTAACACTAAATCCATGAGCACTTACCCAACTAGGATTGGGTGCAGTAAACTTGAGTCCAGCAACTCTGTCAGTAGGAATGAAAAGGTAACCGTGTCCACCACAGTTGGTACACTTGGTAGCATTAGCATATGGAGTGCCATCTTTCTTTATCTTTCTGATAGTTCCAACTCCCTTGCAAACTGTGCATTGCTCTGCTCGTGTCTTGTACAAGATGTCTGTATGTTGTTTTACAGTTTGTCTGTACTCCTGGTCTTTCATACCTCTAACAAAGTGATTAGTCCACATAGCTTTGTCTTTAGGTTTTCTACTATAGATAATTGAGGACATCTGTTCAGGACTGTTGAGATTGATAGGAGTGTCTCCCATAAGCTCTCTTACTTGTTCTTTTAGTCTTTGTTCTATGTCAAACTTCTCTTTGTTAAACTCTTCTCGCACTTTGTTAAGTGCTTCTTGGTCTACTTGAAAACCTCTCTTGTATATCTTGGCAAGGCAGAAACATACACGATTGGTAAACATTACGACTTCTAGTAGTCCACCATCTTCTTTACTATTTAGTCTTTTGAACTGAGCATCAGACAGTTGTTGTGTTGCGTGTAGGTCTGCTGATAGATACTGTGATAGTTCATCTCTTGGTATCTCGTCTGTAGCATAACCCTTGGCAAAGTATTCCTTGAGAGTATCTTCTTTCTTAGTCTCTAGGTCATACCTTTCAGCACAATCTTTTAAGTGCAACGGTTCTTTGATACCTCTCTGTAAGACATACTCTGCTAACATTGTATCAAAAACAGGTCCTTGATACGTGAAGCCACACTCCCACAACCACATCAAGTCATACGCAATGTTGTGACCTATGAGTATGGTTGCTTGGTCAAGTAACTCTTGTACACCTGCAAATGCACCAACGAACTCATTCTCGTCTGTATCCATACTGTATAGATATTCTTTGCCTGTATCGGTTAGGCAACCTACCATAACTAATTTATTAGTAGGCTCAAAAGGATCAAGATGCATTTTATCATCTCGTTTGGTTACTGTATTCTCTACGTCAATCGTTAGTTTCATCTAACTTCTCCCTATGTTTTGTTAAATATATAACTGCTTTCTTTAAAATAGTCAAACTATCTGAGAATCCCCCAAGTCCAGTATTACACTTGTGACATATCCATCCACGAAATGTATTCGTATCATGGCAATGATCAAGAACCCACGACTTCAATCTTATTTGTCCAAACTTACTTAACTCGTCTAAAGTTCTATTACATATAGCACAAGAATAGTCTTGATTAGGATACTCGTTTTCTGATCTTAGTTTTTGTATTACTTGTCTATGTCCTCTTCTACAAGATCTACAAGTTCGTTTTATCTCTCCAGCTTTCATAACAGAAAACTTTGAGATGGGTTGTCTTATACCACACTTGATGCATACTACTCCGTCTTCAATAGGATCTTCAAGTTTAGGTAATTCTTTGAAGAGTTGATATTGACTCAAGCTTGATACCTCGCAGTCTTGTAGTCCAACTCGCAGACAATCTTACCATGCCATCCTGTGACCTTGTTCTTCACAACGTTGAGATGTCTTTGTAGATCATCTTCATCTTTTCCCTCTACGGGTGGGTTCTTAGCTATCAATATCATCACGTCAGCTTCTGCAGCTTTACCTGTACGACTACCTTCCATCATGGCTTGGTTGAGTAATACTTTACCTTCAGCTTCTGCTGATAACTGTGACATATAGAACATCGCACACCCATGTGCTTTGGCTATCTGCCTAGCATGGACTGCGTTAGCTTTGAGTGCTTCGTCTTGTCTTGCAAAGCTACCATGAGAGACAAACTTGTCACCCATGTCTAGAACTACAACATCAGGCTTGTAAGTTTTACAGACACTCTCTACCCAATTCATGTCTTTGTTCATCGCATCTTTTATCTTGATGTTGTTTTTTACAGGTGTGTAAAGCTCTTGTGCTCGTGCCATGTTTTCTTTTATCTGAAACATATTCATTCCAGTGGCCGCAGTCAGATACCTTGAGCCAACTCTGTAGGATGACTCCTCGTTACACAAGACTATGCATAATGCTCCTTGTCTAGCAAAACCATTCTCACTTGCTATGAGTGATGCATGAAAGGAAGTCTTTCCAGTATTAGGTCTAGCACCCACTTCTATCAGATGCCCACCATTCACTCCTTCTAGTTTAGACACTAGTGTAGGTATGTTGAACGACCACTTTGTCTCTAAGTCATTTTTGGTAAGCAAACACTCAAGACTTATGTCATCCCATTCTATGTTTAGGTTCGGTGTAAAGTCATCTCCATAGTTCTCTAGTATATTTCTTAGAGGCTCTAGTGATGTCTTCGTGCCATTGACATACTCAAAGCCTAGGTTGGCTACATCTTCTCCAACAACTTGTCTGAATAACTTGGATAGTATCTCTTGTGAAATGTCCTTACCCATAGGTTGTTCTCTTTTGACAGATGCAAACAAACCACTATAGGCAGTTTTCTGTGCAGTTGTGATTGAAGGATTCTGTGCAAAGAACAACGCTTCAATCTCTTCGGGTGTTACTGTTCTGTTATAAGACTCCATAGCATTATCTATTGTTCTCTTTATCTTCTGTACGTCTTTACTAAAAAGTCTAGTTGGACACTTTGAGCCTTTATGTTCGTCATAAAAGCCTTTGTCCATTAGGCTTCTTATTAATGATAACTCCATTATCAATCTCCTATGAGTTTATTTAGATTATTTATATCTTCTTCATTACGATATTTTAGATCGTCTTTCAGCTTTAGAACTTTTACGTTATTCTTGTAGGCTCGTAGTTCGTTAGCAATACGAAGT